GGTGTAATAGTTGGAGTGGCAGTGATACTCGGGGTAATTGTTACAGTTGGAGTAACAGTAGTACTTGGAGTAATAGTAGTTGTAGGTGTTATTGACGGTGTTATAGTACTTGTTGGAGTAATAGTTCTAGTTGGTGTTAAAGTAGGTGTTACAGTAACACTAGGTGTGATAGTTACACTTGGAGTTATAGTTACAGTTGGAGTAATAGTACTTGAAGGTGTAACAGTAGTTGTAGGTGTAATAGAAGGTGATGGTTGGGGTGTTTTTGTAGGTGCAGCAGCACTTACAGTAACATTAAAATTACCTAATGGACTAGTTGAAGGAGTTACTGATGGTGTTAATGTTGGTGTTACAGTTACAGTTCTAGTTGGTGTAATACTTGGTGTTACTGTTGCAGTAGCTGTAATAGAAGGTGTAATAGTAACAGTAGGAGTAATACTTGGAGTAATACTTCTAGTTGGAGTAATTGATGGTGTGATTGATGGAGTTGATACTGGGGTAACAGAAGGTGTAACAGTAGTTGTAGGGGTAATACTTGGTGTTATACTCCTAGTTGGTGTGATTGATGGTGTAACTGTTGGTGTAGTAGTTGGAGTAGAAGTTGGTGTTGGAGGGGGAGTAAATACAATTAATGTATTATTTTGTTCTATAGGATTTACACCTTGTACATAAGCAACATATGTTGCTGAAGGTACAGGAGAAAATGAAGCTGAACCACTTGAGTTATTAGCAAATATAGTCACATCCTGTGAAGCATAGACATATGCTTGGTCAACATAAAGCACTGAAGCTGTAACATTAAATGACGCGGATGTGAATCCCATTTTTAATTTATTTTTACACCTGAGTAAATTCTACAACTAATTGACTTCCACTAACTACTGGTGATGCCAATATAGTTAGATAGAAAGGATCTATACTAATTTCAAATTCACAATCTGGATCTTCTACAATAACTTTAATACTTCCAGTATTACTTGTTAATGTTCCACAATATGAACCTGTAACTTCAAACGTATAAAATGTTTCATAAACACCTGCTCCTACACCACTAAATGACATAGTTACAGTATTATTTGAACCTGTATTAAAGTAGCTAATATCCCCACCAAATAATTGAATTGATTGATTAATAAGAGTATTACCTCTTAAGTCATCATTTGCTAATGGAGATATAGAAATACTAACAGGATTCCCATAATCACTTCTTCTTATAGTAATAGTATCATCATAAGCAATAGGAGTAAAAGGAAATATTCCTTGATAATCCTGATTTGTTAATACAACAATACCTTCTGGGTAGAATATATTACCAACATGGGTTGTTAAGTTATCATATACATTTCCTTTACCATCATCGGTAAAGTTATATGTAGATGAAGTCATTTGAAAACTATAAGGCAATATCCTCTCACCATAAATACTTGGTGATATTGAAAGTACCTTAATAGATTGTCCTACTTGTGTTGGAAAGTTACTTATAAAACCAGGATCATCATTAAAACTAAAATATGATGCTGATGCTCTTAAGCCACTAGGATTAGCATAATAAATTGACGATGCTAATGATGATGTAGATAAAATTAAACCAACAGTATATTCGTGATAGAATACTTGGTTTATCATATCGTATACTAATCTATCATATTGACCATTAGTAATAGGCTCAGAACCAGGAGTAAAAGTTCCTGTTATATAGGTTCCATTATATACATCAACATAAGGATCACTTACGGGAAGTGGGCAATAGTTAAAGTTCCATTGTTTATTGGCTATAACAGGTACTGTTATAACATCCGAAGAATTTAACTGTTTGAATGATCCCATGCAATAACATTATTATCAAGATTAATAGTCTAACTTTACCTTAATTAAAGCTTCTTTGGTAAAATCTTTAACCAATGGTCTACTTAATTTAGCAACAGCCAATAATTCATTTTGATCGTTGTATAAACCAACAGTTGTAATGAATGTTTGTGGGTTGTTGATTAAAGTAGTATAGATTAAATTACCGTTGCTATCTATAATTGAAGGATTTGTCGTGTAGTTAAAGTCTTGGTTTTTTACTCTTGTAAAGAAGTAATGTGAAGACACATTTTCAGCTGATTGAAGAGCAAAATAAGCACTTGATGATATTGCTGTATAAAATTGAAATTGAATATTATTATCAGTTCCAGGAGCACTTACTGTTGGATTAAAACCAATACCACCATTAGCTACTGATTTAGACAATGCTGTTGGATTTAAAATAATAATATCATCATCAGGGAATAAATAACCATAAACAGATGCTGAGGTAGCTGCTGTGTAAGCAGTACCATTACTTCCACTAATTAAAGTATAGTATTGAGTACCTGCTGTTGTATAGTTAGTTGTTGCACTAATTTGACTATTATCTGTTAATACAACTTCGAATGTAGTAGATTTTAACTTTAAAGTTAAAGAACCAGGTTGAATATGTTCTTTATATCTATTTCTAGCTACGTTAATAACATAAATACCATTTGGATTATCATTACCAAACTCAAAACTTCCACTTTCTGTCCCCAATAACAATGTTCTATATTGACCATAAACTACCCTAGTAGGTGTTATAGCAGAGCCATCTGGTAAGTTTGTAGTTACTGATGGGCTTATGTAAGTAGATCCACTTCCGTACTTATTACCATATTGCACAGCCATTTGTATAGAGGAAGAAGTAGAAGTTAATGTACCTGGATACTCACTATATACATTAAGGTAAAATGAACTGGTAATTGCACTAGAGGTAAAAAATGTAGATAATACATTAGTATCACCACTCCACATTGGACGTACTACTGTTTCCGTACTTACTACTGAATCTTCTGGGTTGTATCTTACGAATGACATATATTAAATTATTAAGAATTTGTTTTTGTTATAGTTAACGGAATAGTAATTCTAGCACCACTATCTCTACCTAATATTGTAACTGTAGTTGAGATTTGAGTTAAACTAGAACCAAATAATGTGTTAATTGTAGTACCAGTTAATGTGAATGAAGTACCGATTAAAGTTTGGCTTACAGATGAACCAAGTGTTTGAGTAACACCTGTTGCAGTAACTTCAGCACCAGCAACACCAGTTGAAGAGAATGTAGATAAGAATCTAACGTCGGCTACTGTTACTGCATATCCATTGGCTTCAAATGTACTTGTAGCACCTAAGTAGTTTAATGTTTGTGGAGTAATAGTTAATGTTGAACCTTGTCTTAAACTAATTGCGTTGTAACCAATACTAATTACTGGTAATTTAGCAGTACCTCTTGGTAAAGTTACTAGTTTAAAGATCATGATCTGTGTATCATCTGGAAATGCTTCAATAAGAGGCATTGCCTCAATAGCTTGACCATAAAATGCAGATCCTGATGGGTGTTGAGGATTGTACAAAGTATAATCAACTTCATCGTCTGCTAATGAAAACTGTGTGATTTGAAATGATCCGTCGTTGCGAGCCATTAATTCTCTACCTTTAGCTGTTAAAACTGCATCAATTGTTACAGTATTGTTATTTAAAATAGCCATTCTTTTAATGTATTTTGATTATAAATATTTAATTTTTGTGGATCTAGATTATGTAGTTACACCAACTCCAACGTCTACTAACTGTTGGTTTACATTTCTATTTATGGTATCTATATTAGCCATCAGCGCTGGGTTGATGTTTTGTGGGATTATGTAACCGTATGATGTTTTTCCCTCTGGTTTTGGATAGTTAAGAATAACACTTGTTTCGTCTATAATGCGTTTTATAAATAAAATTTTATAGTACTTACTACATAAATTTCCAAAATATCCATCTATATCTTCATAAGTAATAAAATATATAAATGATGTATTATTAGGACCAGCTACTGTAACTACACTTTTAACAGTATATTCTAGAATAGGACCGTTTGCGTTTGTGATTTGTATTACTATCTTATCGTTTGGTTCTAAAGAGAATGGATAGAAAATATCACCATAATCTTCATACAAACTACCATAAGAAGCAGATACTTGAGAATCTAAAGGATTAAAGAATAAAGAAGGTCCATAAAAATTAGATAAACTATTATTTAAGTAAAAAGCATTTTGTGTTTGGTCTACACATACTTCTATATTATTAGCAATTAAATTTCCATTTGTAGGAACCACTTTAATTGATCCATAAGGATCTAAATAAACCTGAGAAACACCACCAGAATCAATAAAAAATCTAAATTCCACTTTATCCCCAGGATTTACAGACCCCGTTGTATTTATATCTATTGATCTTCTAAATAAAAATGATTGATTTGCATTTCCCGTTACTGGAATAGAATCTATATTAGTATAATATGTTATGTTAAAAATATTACCCATAGTAGGAATAGTAGGTAACTCTACCCAAATTATTCCTAAATAAACAAACTGATCATCTCCAAAACTTGGTACATATATCCTACCAACAACATCATATGCTCTAAATGTTTTATCACCTCCTGTAATAGGAATAGTATTTATAACTTGTCCAAAAACATTCACTTGACGTATATCATATCCATCAAGTAAAATAACATCAAAAACATCTTGACTTGGAGTAAATGAATATTGATTATATCCATTTGGTAAATTTTCTAAAACAGCATTATAATATCCACCGTTATAAGCAACAGTTTGTTTATTTTGATCTAAAAGAGTATAAGTACCTGTTGAACTACTTAACCATAATTCCATACTAGCTGTAAAACTATTAACAGGAGATGTTATAGAAGCAGTTGTTTGAATATTAAAATCATAAGTAAATTGATAAATACCCTCAGCTGGTATTTGATAATATGAAGATGTTGAATTAAAAGAAGTACCACCTGGACCAGAACCTGTAAAGAAATATCCTCCAAAGCTGGTGTTTGATCCTGTTATATTAAATAAATTCCATACCTCTTTCATATTAACAGTACCAGCAGCAGAATAACTTGATGACACATAAGGGGAACCAAATTGACCCACAGGCACTAAACTTCCTGAAGAAGCAAAAACAGTAAAATAACGGTTAATTATATTTGAAGAACTACCTATTACAGAATTAAACACAGCAGATGCCGTCCAGTTTGCAGGGGCTGATTCTGAACCATAAGCATAAAATATTGGGAAGTAGCTATATCCACTTTCTGCAATAAGTTTGTTTCCGTTAGTTTGAATTTGATTAGAATATTTCTTAGGATCAAACAATGATACGTTTAAAAAATCTCCTGTTTCAAATGTATTTTGAACTTCCTCCCAGTTTCTATTACGTAAGTTTAATTCTGTTAAACTACCACTTTCATTTACAAGGTATTTTAAAGTAGCATTAGTTTTATAGGGTAAATAACGGTTTTCTACCATTTCAGTAAACAAACCTAATTTTTTAACAGTATAATTTATTACTGGGGATTGGCCATAGGAATTATCTCCTACAGACCATGTATTAAATTGTCTTCCATATAATTGAACACCACTATATCTAGGACGTGTATATGCTGTTAAACTTAAATATGAATCTTGTAATTCAACAGATTCAGATATTGAATATGAAGTAAAACATCTTCCTAAACTATCTACAGATAAAACAGGTGTAAGTTTTTTTCTATATTCAGATGTTAAACTTACGTCAACATTATTTTGTAATACGTTAAAGTCAGAATTTAAAAAGAAGTTTTCTGGTCTAGGTGAATTATAATTTAATACGAAATCCGTATTCCCACTTATAAATCCTGGAGGAATATATCCAATAGTATTGTCTACTAAAAATGGATTTCTATTATTTTCCTGAAAAACTAAATAAGTATCAAGAGAAGAACCTGGTATATTACCATTATAATAATCTGCCTTATCTCCAGCTAAATAGTAATAATACGGATCATAAACAGGTTCTAATGAAGCACTTTCTGGTGTAGTAGAAAATTCATTTGTTCTGGTGAATATAGGTTGGTATTGAGCAACTTTAGGTCTTTCAAGTACAGGTGATTTAATAGAAACACCTGTCCAAGTATTACCTCTTGCAGGTGTAAAATCTTTGACCATTTTAAATAATGAATTGTCAAAGAATTGTATTAATCTTATAAACCCACCATAATCAAACGGTTCATCAAATGTTTGTCCAAACCAATAATCACGCTCATATGATAATGAAGGGTATGTATTTATTTGTAAATCTCTTGGATCTCCAATATAGTTGTCAAGTACCCAATTAGGATTTATAGCAACAATTGAAGCAGATACAGCCTTATCAATTTGTGTTTCTGGTGAAAATGAAACATCAATAAAGTGTAAATCTTGGCTTTTAACAGCTCTAGATGATGTTGGTGATGTTTCTAAACGTTTAATTGGAGATAATACACTACCAGTAATAATATTTGATCCAATACTAATTTTATCAGTAGTATATCCTTTTAATTCTTGAGAATCAGTCATTCCACCATATTCCTTAATAGGAAGAATAGAACCTGTAATGCCAAATAATGTAATTAATCCTTCTAAACCACCATGTGCACCTTTAGCTTTAAATAAGTAAGGAAGGTTATGGTATAAACGTTTATAAGAATCTAATGTTAAATCTTTTCTTGGAACGTTATTTAAGAAACTACTTGTTGGTGAATAATCACCATTAAAATCAACACTACCGCTATATCCACCCACTTGATAATCTAACACTGTTTGATCACCTTGTGAATTATATAATTTCATTCCAAATGATTGTAACCAATCATATACTAAATCTTGAGAAATACCTCTATCAAGATTATTATTATTATCCCAAAGATCTGTTATTTTATCAATATAGATCCAAACATTATCAAAATATTGGCCTATCATATTGACAAATGTCAAATATGGAAGATAATTAGAAGGATCATCTGTGATATAAGACGGAATAGCTCCTAATAAAATATCTTTATTATCAATATCATAAGCAACAGCTACTTCAGAAGCACTAGCATACCAATTTTGAGCGGTTGCTGATGCAGAAGCATACAATGTATATGGTTGTGTAGAATTAGTTTTAGGATAAGGAGCAATATTGTATTCAAGGAAGGACCCTGTTTCTAAAGTATATTCTACAATAGATGAAGTTAATGAACTTGAAGTAAAATATAAATAATATTCAAAACCATCAAACTTAGAAATTATTTCATTTATACTTGAGCTAGCTCTAGTTACGGAAGAAACTAATGATGGATTACTAGCTGTTAAAGGAGAATTAGTGTTTATTTCTGTTTGATAAGAAGTAATTTCACCTATTTTATACATGAAATTATATACCCTATTTTCAGCAGAACTATAATGTACAAAGTCATTTAAAACACTAAAATCTATATTAATATTGGTGTTTTGATTATTAATTACATTTAGTACAACTTGATAATAAGATCCAGTAAGTGAAGAAACAAGTTGATTGTAATTACTATATGGTGTAGGAACTACATTTTTTAATTCTAAATCAATATCAAAATTAGGTCCTTTTAATCTAGGTTGAGGTGGAGGAGTAATTAACTTATCTAGATTAAGATCAAATATGTAAGGATTTACTATTTCCTCTACAATCCAAAACGTATCTTTTAAATTAATATTATTAGGAAGTGGATCAGCTAATTTAAATAATATACTAGCATTTCCAATATCATCAACATCACTTACTGCATTAACAGCTACTGATTGGTTATTACTTCCAAAGTTTAATATTACATAGTAATAGTAAGGAACAGTAGCTTGTTTTTGAGTAAAATTTGAAACTATCGAAAGTAATTGATCGTTCGTTAAGATGGTTGAATTTACTCTTACTTCAGTTCTATCGGTAGAAATCTGCTGAATAAATAGCTGATTACTAAAAGGTTCACCTGATATTTTTCTAAAAAAGTTATATCTGGTATTTACTTCTCCTGATTCATATCCTAAGTCTCTAATGTCTTGAATAGGATCTATTTCTAAAACAGGAAGTAAACTTTGAGAATATCCTACATTAGAAGGTAATTTATATGCTTGATAGTTATAATTTGTATTTAATACACCTCCTCCAATATCAAAAACATAAAACTCAATATAATCATCAGAAGTGCCAAAGGTTTCTTGTTGTACACTAGGAAGTAATAACCTTTCATCCTCTAAAGGATAACGGTTAACTATATCTGTGTTGAGAACTTCTCCTACTATAGTGATATTAGATGCCATTATTTGCTGATTGTTGTATTAAATTTGCGTTTTCTGTTTCTGCGTCTAATAGTTGTTGTCTTAAATCAGTTATTTCTTGTAATAAAGCTTGAACATCAACATCCTCAGCAAAAGTAACACCTAAATATTCTGCTTCTCTATTTAATATATAAGTGTGTGAATTAACTTCTCCTTCTCTAGGTATTTCAAAAAATAATTCATCATATAAAGCAAAAAATTCATCCACTGTTATTTCAGGAACTGTGGGTTCCGTAACACCTAATTCTCTAAATTGTGTGTCTATAACTTTAGAGAATCTATTCTTGTCGTATATTGCACGTCTAACAGGAATATTTTCTGCCATTATTTATTTATTTTAAAGGTGTATTGATTGTCAAATACCATTGTTGATCCATCAACAAATGTAGATTTAATTAATATTTTATAAAGTCTTTCAGGTTGAAGACCATTCATATATAAATTAAAATAATTACCATTTGGGTCACAACTTACTTTAGTATAATTATTATCATAATCTATAACATAGTCTCCTGTATCTACATCTTGTAATGCATAATAAGAAGCAGATGGTAAAGCCTGATTTAAAATATAAACAGACTGAGTTACAAATTGGCGTGTAGGGTATACAGGTCGGGCGTTTACTCTAAATTGATATTTAGTATCTCTATTATATTGACCTATATTATTCCCTACAGTAACTGTAGTATTATCATTAGATAATACAGTTAAAGAGCCAGTATTATAGACACTATCATTCCACCTAATTTCAAGTTGTGGAGGGTAAATAGTGTGAGTATCCTTAGAAAAGAATTTTAATGAATAAGATGATGAAGGATTAAACTCATACCCTGATTCCATTCTAATTAAAAATCCATTATTTGGAACATTTAGATTATTAAAATTACCCACAATGTCAGTAACTTCAATATCTGTATCTTTTGTACTGTTTATAGCAAACGACTGAGAATCTTCAAATAATATATACCATGTTGCTCCTCCAGGACTATCTAATCGAAATGAAGCAGTGGTATTGGCCACAAAACTAGAAGTACGCCAATTATTAGTATTGTTTCTTTGTTCCCATGTACAATCTGTTGTTACAGATGGATCGTATAAAAATCTACCTGTACCTACTTCCCAAGATTGAGAAACAGGGTTAACAACCAAATCATAATTATCTGGTAATTCGGTAGCATCAGCAACAAACAATTTTAAAAATGCTTTATAATTTCCTGGGCCACCAGCTTTAACAATAGTTTGTTGAATTTCTGAAAGAGGGAATTGAATTAAAATTCGTGATACCTGTGCATCTTCATTAGATGATGATGGTTGGTTTTGGATTTCTAATATCTGATCAAGCCCCGTATTCATTAGGGGGTATGCAGAGTAAATAGTAGTGTCCTTTTCAGGATATATTTTATAGATGGCCATCTATCAATTTATTTACAATAAATATAAAATTGTTAGAAAGTTACAACTCTACCTTGAATATCCAAATCAGGGAATCTAACCTCAAATATAGATGGATCTAATGAAGGGTACAAAATATCATTTCTAACAGCACCCTGCACGTCATAACTGTACGGAGAATAATTGCCTCCTGAAAGATTTGTAAAGCCAAACTTTACAACCGACTGTACACCTTTAATTTGTAATAAAAGGCCTACAACATCTGATATAATAACTGGCTGGTTGATTTGCCATTTATCTATGTCAAAGTAATCTTGTAGTGCCAAAATACAATCAGATAATATTTGTTGATTACTTAATCCTGGAATAACTGTTATATCAAAGTTAATACCTATATTAATATAAAAGGCATCCTTAATAGTAATAGCATCTGTAACCATTCTAAATGGTTGTAAATATTCCTTTAGATTGGTTTTAAGATCAAGTGTAGCGTTTTCTAACTGTTTGTTGTCATTATAAGCTAAAATATACATTGATAAAGCAAGCGGGTTATTATCGATTAATGGGTCATTACCTGTTTGAACCGATAAAGCGGATGCTTGTTCTACGTACACTTTAGCAATAGTACCAAATTGAGATGGCATACTTAAAGCACGAGTCATATAGTCGTCTTTAGTTACTGATCTCAATTGAGCGGAAAATGCATTAAGAGTATTTAAACGAATTTCTTCTACTGTGTCACCTCCTCTACCACCCGTTGATGGAATTGGGTTAGTACAAACTAACGTAGCTAAAGAAGTATTTGTATTAGAAGGGTTTGTAGCTGTTATACCGGCAGTTGAAACTATTTGTATAATATCTCCTGCTGGTAGATTAGATTCAACACCACCTCCTACTGTATACTGAACATATAAGCTAATATTAGTAGGTACAGTACCATATTGTTTAGTATAAAATACAGCAGCCTGATTATAGTTATTTACTAGATCAGATGTATCTGCTGGTGGTACTAGTCCAAGTTGAATTGTATCAGGGTTTGGAATAATAACATCATCAGGATCGTTTACATACATTCCTGAACCAAATTGTAATTCTACAATGTCGTCTGTTTTAATTCTTGTAACGTAACGATTTGGTGTTTGTAATAAACTTAACAAATAAGGAACTTTATCAATATTGGCTCCTGTATTGGCTGTTTTGTTAATAATATTAGATTGGGCTAGATAAGGTACTTCATACCATACACTACTATCACTTCCTGTTACTTGTAATATCTGTAAGAAACTAGGTTCGTTTAAATCAACTGAGGTGAATTTAACAGGTGCACCAAAAGTAAAATTTGTACTTTTTATTTCAGCTGAAATTGCTCTTGTAGATTTTTTAAATAAATAATTATTTGCATCAAATAAACTAATTTCTACAGAACCCGTATCGTTAAAATCTACTTTATCAACTGTTAAAAATTTAATACCTGTAGATACAGAAGCAAGTTGTGTATTTTCAGGGATAATTAAAGCATAATTTAAATTAGGTTGATTTGCTACAATAGGTACTCTTTGGTAAAAGTCAATTGTAGTAACAGCAGCATAAGATGTTTTAGGACGATATCCTAACGAATATGCCATGTTTAACAAATTCTGTTTTTCAACAGCAGTTAAAACAAAGTTTTCTTGAATTTGAGTATCAGTATAAAATGATAATACATCACCAACATAAGCAGCCATTTCAATAAACATCGTACCCGGGGATGCTTCTGAAAAGTCTGTATAAGTGTTTGGGAAATAATTTTTTGCAAACTCAATAAGGGAAGCCTTAAATTGAGTAAAATTCTTATTTAAATATGATATGTTTTTATTATTGTTTGCCATTACTCAAAATTAACTGTTACTGTGTCTGTTTGTCCTGAAATTAGAATTTGATATATTATTTTAATAGCTAAAGAATTACTAACATTATTTGGTTCTTGTGTAAATTCTATATTATTAATTGATATTTCAGGAATATACACTTGAACACTGTCTCTAATACTATCTTCAATATCGCTAAAAGAAGCTTCAGTCATTGGGTTAAATAACTGAGATCTTAAAGTTGTTCCAAAATTAGGATTGTCAATTCTTTCACCTTGGGAGGTTAATATTAGATTAATTAAATTATATTTTAATTGGTCTTTAGTTGAAAAAGTACTATAAAATACACCAGGAGCGTTAAACGGAAGTCTAACGCCTATTGCTGTGTTTCGCTGTAGATCTCTAGGATCAACTCTAGTACTTCTTACGTAAGCCATTATTGAACATTTCTAAAATTACTAACTTCACCTGGATTTTGTCTCATTTCTGCAGCAACTTGAGCCAGCATGTTTTGGTAAACATTTTGTTTTTGAGCTGGTGTAGTTGGTTTGGCTTGTGGCGCTCCTTGCATTCCCATTTGATCCATCAAACTTTGACGGAAAGCAGCAGGGTTAACATTTTTAGTAGTTAAATTAACTGTAGGCCATTCCTCAGTAGCAGCTAATGATTCCTGGATTTTTTGTTTGCCGATATTGGCTAGTTCTTCTTTCAAAACTTCCCTAACGGCTTCTTTAATTAGATTTTTTAAGTCTTGTGTTTTCATATCAATAAATATTAAGCTTCGAGATTTCGTTCGTCGATTTGGAGTTTTAAATCTTCAATTAAAACATCAGAATTTAATGTAAATGATGGTTGTGTACGTAATACGATAAATCCACTTCTGTCTAAAGCAACAGCATATCTACGTTTATTTCCATCTACTACAAATTTAGGATCATTTTCTTCATATATTGCAAAAGTAAATCCTTTATATGAAACATTAGGTACTGCACCCTGTGCTACTAATGCATTAATTTCATTTGGTGATAAGTCATTGTCAATTGCTTTATCAATAATATCGCTAATTGGTAATAATCTTGATTTTTGGTATTGTACTTCAATTACTAATCCATTTAATGCTTCTCTAGTAATTCCTAACATTACTGTTATAGAATCTAATGTCATTATAGCATCTGTTATTTTTTTAACAGTACCCGGAGTTGCTGGGGTAGGGATTAATAATAGTATTCTAACAACTATAGAAATAATTCTTAATATTCTTTCTAAAGTTCTAATTGTATTTCTAATTTTAGTAATTTGACGTTCAGCTTTATTTAATTCAACTAGAGCAGCATTTCGTACTACTCTTGCTTTTAATACATCCTGTTTAGTTTGAATATTTAAAATTTGTTCGTTTACTCTATCAACTAAATCAGTTAATTGCTGTACTATTTTAGCTAATCGCTGAACTTCTCTATTCAATAATTTAGATATGATAAATAGAGCTGCGGCTTTAGCTAATGATCTAATTGCTGAGCTATTTTTCTTTGCAATTGCTCTAGCATCATTTATTTTAATTTTTTTAACATCTTGTTTAACAACAGTATCACTTTTTCTTTCAGATGCTTCTACTGTTTGTTTTAATTCTTTTTTTTTAAATATATTTCCTATTCTTTTTGTAAGATCAT